AGGAAAACCATTTTCTTGAGCTCAGGAAAATGGTTCAAATCGGCTCTAGCTCAGGGCGTGAAATAAAGGACTATATGCTAACCCGTTATGCATGCTATCTCATTGCCCAAAATGGTGATCCTCAAAAAGATAGTATTGCATTTGCACAGAGTTATTTTGCTATTCAAACTCGCAAACAAGAGCTACTAGAAGAAAGGATACATTTAGTTGAGCGAATTCAAGCTCGGGCGAAGCTTTCCGAGACAGAGAAGCAGCTATCAGATACTCTATATGAACATGGTATTGATGATAAGGGTTTTGCTATAGTACGCTCTAGCGGAGACGAAGCCTTGTTTGGTGGTCATAATACCGAAGCTATGAAGAGAAAACTGAAAGTACCAAAGAATAAACCTTTAGCTGATTTTTTGCCTACTGTAACTCTTAAAGCTAAAGAATTTGCTGCTGCTATAACTGATTTCAATGTTAGAAAAGAGGATTTACAAGGCTTAAAACCTATCACGACAGAGCATGTCAAAAATAATAGAGATGTGAGAGCAGTTTTACAAAAAAGCGACATAAAACCAGAAGAGCTTCCCTCAGAAGAAGATATTAAAAAATTACAAAGACAGGTTCAAGCGCAGAATAAAAAGCTCTTAAAAGGAGAAGGTTCTTTAGGAGACCTAAATTAATTATGCAAAACCTCCCCCCAGCCTATGATGAAAAACTTCTTTCCCAAATCCCAGCCTTAAAGCAGCTGATCAACTTAGGTTATACATACCTAAGTCCTAAAGAGGCTTTAGCCGAAAGATATAATAAAAATTCGAATATTCTTTTAGAAAGGATTCTAGCTGAGCAGTTAAAAAAAATTAATCGCATAAATTATAGAGGTGACGAGTATCTTTTTAGTGAAGAGAATATCCAGGCAGCGATTCAGAAACTTAAAAACCCTCAATACGATGGACTTTTAAAGACTAGTGAAGATGTCTATGATTTGCTGACTTTAGGCTGTTCTTTAGCACAGTCTGTAGAAGGTGATCTAAAAAGTCATTCTTTTAAATATATTGATTTTAAGGATATTGAAAATAATGTTTTTCATGTCACTGCTGAGTTCTCCGTAGAACGTAATCGCAGTACTGAGCCTAGAAGAGCAGATATAGTAGTTTTCGTTAATGGCATTCCTTTAATCGTCATGGAGTGTAAAAAACCTAGCATAGATCTTACTGAAGCAGTTACGCAGCTTATTTCATATCAAAGAGATGAAAATATTCCTAAATTATTTATCTATTCACAGATTTTAATAGCTATAAATAGCCGTGAAGCTAAATATGCGACTACTGGAGCTGCTAGTGAATACTGGGGAATTTGGCGAGAGTTAGAGTCTAAGGGTGAGGAGATACAGCGATCTGTTTATAAGAAGCTTTCTTCTGCCGAGAAAGATAATCTTTTTCAGGGTGACTTTAGTAAAGCTCGCAGGCACTTTAATATTCAAGACCAAGCTGGGAAAAGACTTCTCACTGAGCAGGATAAATTAATTTTTAGTTTATGCAGGAGAGACAGGCTTTTAGACTTAGTTTTTAATTATATGATCTATGATTCTGGTAATAAAAAAATCGCTAGATATCAGCAGTATTTTGTTATTAGGTCTACTATGGCAAGAATTTCAGTACCACCTAATCCAGAGCGTAATGGTGGGATAATCTGGCACACTCAAGGTTCTGGCAAGTCTTTAACTATGGTTATGTTGGTTAGAGCTATTACAATGTCTCAAGCTATTTCTAATCCTAGAATACTTTTAGTTACTGATAGAGAAGATTTAGACAAACAGCTTACTAATACTTTTAAAGCCTGTGGGTTAAGCATGAAGAAAGCCAGTTCTGGGCGTAATTTAATAGCTCATTTGAAAAATCAGGAACCAATTGTAACTACTTTAATTCATAAATTTGATAAAGCTTTAAATGCTGAAAGCTTTCAAGATGAGTCTGGGAATATCTTTGTTCTGGTAGATGAAAGTCATAGAACGAATTTCGGTAATTTGCATGCAAGTATGCGTAAAATGTTACCGAATGCCTGCTATTTAGGTTTTACAGGAACGCCACTATTAAAGGCAGAGAAAAATAATTTTTCAAAATTTGGTGGTTTAATTGAGCCGCATTATTCAATTAGACAGGCAGTAGAAGATAAAGCCGTGGTGCCGCTTCTCTATGAGGCTAGGTTAGTAGATATTTCACAGAATGAAGCTGCTATAGATTTATGGTTCGAGAGACACACTGTAGACCTTTCTAAAGACCAGAAGGCGAATTTAAAGAAAAAATATTCTAATCCTAAAATGCTTCAGAAAACAGATCAAGTAATCTATATGGTGGCTTTTGATATTAATGAACACTTTATGAAAAATTGGCAGGGAACTGGTTTTAAAGCTCAATTAGTGACTCCGAATAAAAAGACAGCGATTAAGTATTATAACTGCCTTAGGGATTTAGGTTTAATTAAGTCAGCTGTGATTATCTCTCCTCCACAAGATTTAGAGGGTACTGATGATGAAGGTGATGTTTCTGAAGTAAATCATTTCTGGCAGCAGATGATGGAAAAATATGGTACTGAAAAGAATTATACGGATTCTATTATTAGTGAATTTAAAAAGGGTGATGAATTAGAAATAATCATAGTCGTAGATAAGCTGCTCACTGGCTTTGATGCACCTAAAAATACAGTACTCTATCTCTGTCGGACTTTAAAAGAACATACACTCTTGCAGGCTATCGCTAGAGTAAATAGGCTAGCTGAGTCTAAAGACTTTGGTTATATTATCGATTACGCAAATGTAGTCTCTGAGCTTGATAAGGCTTTTAATATTTATGATGCTTTAGAGGGCTATGATAAGACTGATTTAGAGGGAGCTTTTGCAAATATAGATACTGAGATTAGTCGCTTAGCACAGGTGAATTCTAATCTCTGGGATATTTTTAAAGAAGTTCAGAATAAAAACGATAATGAAGCTCTTCAGCAAGAATTAGCTAAAGATAGCTTGAGAGAAGAATTCTATGATGCTTTAAATGAATATAGTAAGGTGTTAAAAATAGCATTATCTTCGGTGAGTTTTATTAAAAATGAACCCCAGTCTAAGATTGATCGCTATAAGCACGATTTGAGATATTTTTATAATCTTAAAGAATCGGTCAAATTGCGTTACGCTGATACAGACGATTTTAAAAAATATGATAAAAAAATTGAAAAGCTTATGAACACCTATATCTATGCTAATGAAATAGTACCTTTAAATCAGCCCGTTAATATTTTTAGTGAAGAGTCTTTTAATCAGCTCAAATCAGGTAAAGGGCATTATGCTAATTTAAGTGTCGCTGCTAAAGCAGATGAGTTAGCTAGTGTTATGAAAAAGGAAATCGTGGAGAAGCTCGAATTAGAAGACCCAGTCTATTACCAGTCTTTATCTGAAAGAATACAGAAGACTATTGATGAATTTAGAAATAAGCAGATAAGCGATGTCGAATATTTACAAGAAATGATTGATGTGAGAAATAATAAAATCACTCATAAAAAAAGAGAGGATATACCAGCTGAAATCAGTAATAACGATGAAGCCGCTGCTTATTATTCAGCCATAAAACCCTTTTACAGTAGGTATCTTGAGGACGACGAAAACGCAGAAATTGGAGTTCGGCAACACTGCCAAAATGAGCTAAGTGAAGCTTCTAAAATAGCTAAGCTAAATGAGCTTACCGTTTTAACGGCTTTAAAGTTTATTCAGATACTTGATTTAGAGAAGAAAGTAGATTTTTGGAATGATGAAAATGCTGTAAAAAAAGTAATGAATTTAATGGATGATTTTTTCTATGATGAAATTAAAGCTATTCATCAGCTTCAGCTCTCTACTGATGATATGGATGAGATTATAGATAAAGTTATGCAGATAGCTAAATATAGGAGAAGCTAATTAGTGAAAGACCTAAACGCAGAAATTGCAGTTGGCAAGCAGTACCTAAAGCTAAGGTTCACTAAACGTAAAACTCTGAGTATAGCTGTATTGCCAGATTTAAGCATATTGGTAACAGCACCTTATGGAACAGAAGCTTCATTAATAGAGGAAAAGTTAAAAAAGCGAGAAGGCTGGATTAAAGCTCAATTAGATTTTTTCGCTAAACCTCGCAGTTTCTTTACTGAAAAGAAATATATCAGTGGAGAGTCACACCTCTATCTAGGAAGGCAGTATAGGCTTAAGTTACATAAATTAGATGATGCTAGCCCGAAACTTATTAAAGCTGGTACTTACCTCCATGTTTACTCAGATGATTTATCTCAAGAAGTCATTTCTCAGACTTTAGGGTCTTGGTATCGCGGTCAAGCAGAAAAATATTTTTCTAGAATTTTATTAGATTCCTTTAAAAAATTCCACCGTCATTATACGAATTTTGTTATGGACTTTAATTCTAGATTGACTTCTACCGATGCGGGCTATGTTTCGTTAAAGTCAGTGGAGTTTCCTAGGCTTTTTGTGCGTAAGATGAAGACTCGCTGGGGATCACTTTCTTTAAAGGCTAATTTAACTTTAAATCTAGAATTAATTAAAGCCCCGCCTGAATGTATTGAATACGTGATTTTCCATGAACTCTGTCACCTAGTGCATCATAATCATAGTAAAGATTTTTTTCTGCTTCTAAACAGGATTTTACCTAATGCCGCTAAATTAAAAGATAAGCTTGAGAATTTTTCTGCTTAAGGTTTCTATATTTAGCTAATAGAATTCTAATTTCTTAGATTCTAGAAAATTGTTTATAATAGGCACATGTCTTTAGTTACTCCTCCTAAAAGATCTAAAAAACACTATGGTACTTCATGGTGGGGAGCAGCATGGATAGAGTCGATGGAACGCCTAGGTGGCGAACGTCTTAAGCGCGGTAAGACCTATGCTAATACTGGTAAGGTTTTAAGCATTAAATACGAAAAAGAAAAAATTCTTGCAAAGGTAGCAGGTAATTACAGACCGTTTTACAGGGTAGAAATAGAATTAAATAAATTAAAAGAATCGGCGATTGGTTTAATTGAAACGATATTAGAGGAAAACCCGCTTATCGCTGTAGATCTATCTCTAGGCAAGCTTTCTGCTGATTTACAGCGATTGACAGAATCACGCGGTATTCGCCTATTGCCCAGTACCTGGCTTGAAATTCGGGCTAAATGCGACTGTCCTGATTATGGTGATCCCTGTAAACATCAGGCGGCTGTATTTTATATGATGGCAAATGAATTAGACAAAGATCCACTCATGCTCTTAAGGCTGCGTGGACTACCAGAAAGTTTTTTTAAGAGAAAAGATATTAAGATCGATGATGGAAAAACTTTAAAGAGCTTGGTCTCTCAAGTCCTCTCAGCACCTGATTTAGAGCTTAATGCTGAAAAAAACTATAATCAGAGTTTTCCTAGCTTAGAGTTTAAAATTAGTAAATTACTATCTTTATTAACAGCGAATCCTTCTTTTGAGCAGAGCTTTGATTTTAAAAATTTTCTTGAAAGCTTTTATGCACAAGCAGCTATTAATATTAATAATCTTTTCTCTGAGGATTTCGATACAGAGAAAGAGACACTGAAAGCTGATTATAAGATTAATTTAAATACCCAAGCAAATTCATACTTGTATTTTTTTATTGTGTCACGTATGGAGGGCGGGTTTGAAGATGTTTTTTCTGTTTTGAATTATGATCAGCAGTCCTATAAAGAGTTTCTAGATTTTTCTTTAAATACTGATTTAAATGAATTAGCTCCTAGGCAAGCATTTTTACTTTTATTAGTTCAAACTGCCGTGGAGGTTATTAAAGCGGGCTTATTTATACCAGACTTAGTCTTTGGTGCTGAGGATTCTTTTACCGTCAGATATGTACCCTTATTAATCGACGATAATTTAAAAGCTCGCCTGAAGGTTTTACGAGAAATATTTCCAGATGACTTAATTAAGCTTGAGGGTAAACCGTTTAATAAGGATGTTCTCGAAGAGCTTTTAAGTTTTTTTATTACAAACTTACTGCATAATTCCTTGATTAATGTACGCTCTATTTATTCTAGTAAGATAGCTTCCGCCTTTATTTTTGATTATCAATATGTACCGACTAGTTTTTCTGAGAAAAACACTGGTAAAGCACTCCTGAATTGGCTGTCGAAGTTATCTATCCAGAAAACTAATATTAGTCCTATGATTCGTATCGAAGATACATCAGAAGTAGAACTCTATTTAGATGTAGATGTTTTTAATCGAGAAAAGCCTTTAGTCTCCATGCTTAGTTTACGGGATCTTCATTTAAACCCGAATCTTAAATACTATTCTGAAACTAAGGAAGAAATAATAAATAGCATAAACAGGCAGTTAGCTATCGCTGCCGAATATATTCCAGAATTAAATCAAATCATTAACTCTAAAGGAGAGGCTTTGCCTCGTATAGATTTAAATAGAGTGGCTGAGTTACTTTCTAAGTCAAGGTTTGTTCTTGAACTTCTTGGTATCCAATTTATACTACCTAAGGCTTTACAGAAAATTCTTAAACCGCGCCTTTCGGTATCAGCAAAAGGCAAGAGTTCTAATACTCTTTCTAGCCTTAGTATGGAAAATCTATTAAAATTTTCTTACGAAATCTCTCTCGGTGACACGAAAATTAGCCTAGCTGAATTCAGAAAACTGGTTAAATCCACAACAAATCTTGTTAAATTTAACGATGAGTATGTAATGCTTGACCCAAGTGAAATAGATTCTCTACTGAATCAGGCTAAGAAGCCGCTTCCTGAAATTACTAGGGCGATAGATGTATTACATTACGGACTAGCAAGAGAGATTAATGGTATAGAAATAAATGCCAGTAAAGATTTAGAGTCTTTTATAAAAATGCTAACCAAAACAGAAAAAGTAGCTGTACCCTCAAACTTAAATGCCCAGCTAAGACCTTATCAGGAACGGGGTTTCAAATGGCTTTATTCTAATTTTAAAAAAAATCTTGGTTCTTGTATCGCAGATGATATGGGCTTAGGGAAGACCTTACAGGTGATAAGCCTTCTTTTGAAGGTTCATAGCCTTAAATCCTCTGACGCGCCATCATTAGTGGTTTGCCCTACTACCCTTATTGGGAACTGGGTTAAAGAATGTGCTAAATTCGCTCCGAGCTTAAGAGTCTCTGTCTATCATGGTGCTGAACGCAGTTTGAAGACTAAAGATACTGATATAGTAATTAGTTCCTATGGCATTCTGCGTCGTGACCTTAAAAAATTTAATAAGCATGACTGGAATTTATTTATTATAGATGAAGCTCAGAATATTAAAAATCATGAAACACAACAGACACAAGCGATTAAATCTTTAAAAGCTAAAAACTTTATTGCCATGAGTGGAACTCCAGTAGAGAACAGGCTTTCAGAATTGTGGAGCATTTTTGATTTTATTAATCCTGGCTATATGAAGTCCCTTAAGGAGTTTAATGATAATTTCGCTATTCCGATTGAGAGATATAGAGAAGTGGAAGTCGCAGAGAAATTGAAAAATATTAGCTCTCCTTTTTTATTACGAAGATTAAAAACTGATAAAACTATTATCAAAGATCTACCAGAGAAGATAGTTATAGATGAATTTAACTACCTATCTAAGGAGCAGACTGCTATCTATCAAAACATAGTAGAGGCAAATATGGCTGCAATAGAGTCCAGCGAAGGCATAGAACGAAAGGGGCTGATATTTAAATTGATTACTAACTTAAAGCAGCTTTGTAACCATCCTAGTAATTATACTAAGCAGAAAGATTACGATCCAAATCTCTCTGGTAAAGCGACTAAGCTAATTTCTCTATTGCGTGAAATTCTTATTAATAAAGAAAAGATCATTATATTTACGCAGTATAGTGAAATGGGCGATATATTGCAGGAGATGATATCTAAAGAGCTCTCAGAGCAGGCTCTTTTCTTCCATGGTGGAATTAGTAGAAAAAAAAGAGACCAGATGGTAGAAGACTTTCAGACTAAGCCAGAAAATAAAATTATCATTATTTCATTGAAAGCTGGTGGTACTGGACTTAACTTAACCGCGGCGAATCACGTTATTCATTATGATCTCTGGTGGAATCCAGCTGTTGAGAATCAAGCTACTGATAGGGCTTTTAGAATAGGGCAGGCGAAAAACGTTTTCGTACATCGTTTTATTAGTCTTGGAACTTTTGAAGAAAAGATAAATGACATTATCAAAAGTAAGCAAGAGCTAGTTAATTTAACCGTTTCTACTGGTGAAAACTGGATCAGTGAGATGTCTGATAAGGACTTGAAGAAGCTTTTTGCTATTTAGCGGAATTTGCGTTAATTCCGCTATCATACTGGCGAAATTTGCGTTAATTCCGCTACTGCGTGGTATATTTTTTATTAGGCACGATGAAGACAATGAAAATACCTAGATACATAAAAAAGGATATTCTTAGTCATCTTAGTTCTGAAACTAAGAAAAATAAAATTATCATTTTATATGGTGCAAGGCAAGTGGGTAAAAGCACTTTAGTAAATGAGATTTTAGCTAAACTATCTCTAAAAGTTTTAAAAATCAATGCAGATGAAGCGAAATATAGAGAGGTTTTAGCTAGTCAGGATTTAAGAAAACTCACATCATTGGTTAAAGGTTATGAAGTAATTTTTATAGATGAAGCTCAGCGAGTGGAAAATATCGGTATTAATTTAAAAATTTTAATAGATAATTTTAAAGATTTAAAAATTATAGTTACTGGCTCTTCTGCATTTGAACTCGCAAATAAAGTCAAAGAACCGCTTACAGGCAGAACTATAACTTATAAGCTGTTTCCAATTTCATTTCTAGAGTTAGGGAAAAAATATTCGGATTTTGAATTAGTTGATACTTTAGAGGAAAGGCTTAGATTCGGTTCATATCCTGAGATTTTCCAGTATGAGAGAGACTCAGAAAGAAAAGATTATTTAAGTGAGCTTGCAGAAGCTTATTTATATAAAGATATCTTTGATTTAACTGATATAAGGCATACTGCTAGATTAAAAGATTTGTTAAAGCTTTTAGCTTTTCAGATAGGCTCGGAAGTCTCACTCACTGAGCTAGGCCAGCAGCTCTCTATGTCGAAGGATACTGTTAATAATTATATTTCTCTTCTGGAGCAGGCTTTTGTCTTATTTCGTCTCTCTGGTTTTAGTAAAAATCTTCGTAAGGAAGTTACCAAAATGGATAAGATTTATTTTTATGATCTGGGTATCAGGAATATTTTAATCGATAATCTTAAACCAATTAAAGACAGGGATGATGTAGGTAAGCTATTTGAAAATTTTCTAATTACAGAAAGGCTTAAGCTAAACTCATATAAAAAAGCATATGCGAGTAGTTATTTCTGGCGAATATACACTGGTGCTGAATTAGATTATGTCGAAGAGAAAGAAATGCTACTTTATGGTTATGAATTTAAATATTCTAAGACCAAGGCTTCTGTACCTAAATCATGGATAGAGACATACAAGGCTGATTACAAGTTAATCAGTAAAGAAAATTTCTTAGATTTTATAAAATAATTATTCAGTTAAGCAGTTTAGCAGGAGCTTGATATACATGTGGTTTGGGTGCAGTATAATTTCTTAATGGCTTATTTAGAAAAACGCCAAAATAACAAGACTCGCTCTAAGTCCTGGTGGGGGCGTGAGTGGTTAAGTGTTATCGAAAACCTAAATGAAGACAGGGTTAACGATGATGAAAGTTATTCAAATCCATTTAAGATCACTGATTTTAAATATCAAAATGGAAAAATTACAGCTAAGGTCGCGGAAAATCGAAGCACCTATTATATAACAGAGCTTAGCCTAGAAGCCTTTACTGAAAAGCAATTAGAAATCCTTGCTGAAATTCTAGCCTCAAGCTCTTTAATACACGGGGATTTAGCCTTAGGTAAGTTACCGACTATCTTAAATACTGAATTACTAGAAAATGGCATAAATTTATTCCCAATTTCCTGGAAGGATATTAAATCTAAATGCAACTGCCCAGCACCTATAAGTCCCTGTGTGCATCAGTCTGAGCTGTTCTATATGATCGGAAGTGAGTTAGATAAAGATCCTTCACTCCTATTAAAGTTAAGAGGGGTTCCAGAAAGCTTTTTAAATACTGAATCTCAGGCGGAGAAAAGGACTTTAGCGAGTCTTATTGAAAGTATTCTAAAAGAAGGTACTGTGAGTGAACCTTTAAGTTTAAAGCTGAGAAAAACGGGTGACCATGAGGATTTAAGTCTAAACGCAGGTAATGTAGTTTTGCAGCGGTCTCAAAGAGATTATAATCAGCCTTTAAATAATCTAGAGTTTGACAGCCATCTCTGGCTAAGCCTTCTCTCTGATAATCCTTCTTTCGATACTGCTTCGAATTTCAAAATTTTTTTACGAGACTTATATAATTCAGCAGCTTTAAAAGCAGATACTCTTTATAAACCAGTCCATAAAAATAAGGCAGATGGGGATAAAAAGGCAAAAATTAGAGACTGGCAGCAGTTCGATGATTTAGAGATTAACTTTAATGCAAAAGCCACTAGCTATGAGAGTTTATTTGATTTCTCAGTCGATTTAAGGGATTTACTTAAATGTTCTTTAAATCAGGATCTGAATTTAATCTCTCCTAGATTGGCTTTTATGCTTTTATTAATACAGACTGCTATTTACATTATTAAGCTAGGCTTATATTCTCCAGAATTGCTTTTTAAAAATGAGCAGGTTTTTCAAATCAGATATATCCCTATATTTAACAATGCCTCACTCTCACAGCGTTTAAGCTTTTTGAAAACTCTTTACCCTGAGGATTTAATTAAAAACTCTCAGCCAAATAATGACGCTGAAGGATCAAGCGATTTTCTGAGAAGCTGTTTGATGAATGAGCTTCTGTCATTTTTAATTACTGTTTTATTAAAGAAATTAACCCGAAATTTAAAAGTGTTAGGGATGACTCCTTTAAAGACGGTTTTTTTAACTAATGCAGAATTTATACCAAGTAGCTACGCAGATGAGGCAGTGGCTAAAAGCCTTAGTAATTGGCTGGCTAGGTTTTATATTCAAGGTGATGAAATCAAGCCCCTGATTCGCCTAGAGGAGCATGTCGCTGATATTAAACAGATAGAATGCAAAGATGGTCATGAAGATGACAAAAATGCAGAAGAAGCGATACATCAGCAGTGCTTGGAAGCTAGTTTCAAGCTTTATGTAGACGTAACTAACACGAGTAAATTCCCGAATGAAATAGTTTCTTTAGAAAGCTTTACTGTTAGAGTCCCAGAGCGGAGTCCTAGTGCCTATAGGCAGCTAAATTTAATTCAGGAATATGTACCTGAAATTAAACAGGTCTTAGCTACTGAAGGTAAAGCTGCGCCGACTTTAAATATTAATCAAGTAAGTTCGCTATTAGCTAATGCAAAAAATATTTTAAGTGTACTTGGAGTAAATATTCTGGTGCCTAGAGCTTTACAGAAGATTTTAAAGCCGAAACTTACTGTTAAAGTGAATTCCTCGTCTTCTCAATCTAGTAACGCTTTTCTTATCGAGCAAGCCTTAAGTTTTTCTTATGAAATCGCTTTAGGTGAATCGAAAATAAGTTTAAGTGAATTTAAAAAACTAGTTAAAAGCTCGTCTGGATTAGTAAAGTTTAATAACGATTATGTGATGTTTAATCCTAAAGAGATAGCCTCACTTTTTAAACGTGCTTTGGAAGCACTCCCGCAGATAGAAACGGTTTTAGATGCTTTGCATTATGGTTTAGCAGGAAAGGTTAATGGTCTGGATTTCTCTTCTGATGCGGTTATTGATAATTTAATTAAATCTATTAATAAGACTGAAACTGAGATAAGTTTACCGAAAAACTTAGAGGCGACTCTAAGACCCTATCAGGAAAGGGGTTTTGAATGGCTTTATATTAATTACCAGAATCGATTAGGTTCGTGTCTCGCTGATGATATGGGCTTAGGGAAAACCTTACAGGTGCTTACGCTATTATTAAAGATTCGTCAGGAAAATGCAGAGCGTGCAGTTTGTGAGCAGCCTCCTTCTTTGGTGATCTGTCCTACTTCACTTATAGGGAACTGGTTTAAAGAATCTAGTAAGTTCACTCCAGATTTAAAAGTCGCTGTTCATCATGGTTCTAAAAGAAATCTTGATTATGAGGGGATGGATTTGGTTATCACCTCATATGGCATTTTAAGGCAGGATATCACTAAATTCTCTGAGCGAGAATGGAATCTTCTAATCATCGATGAAGCACAGAATATTAAAAATCATGAAACCAAGCAAGCTAGGGCTATTAAAGCTTTAAAGGCAAAAAACTATATAGCTATGAGTGGAACGCCAGTCGAGAATAACCTTTCAGAACTGTGGAGTATTTTCGATTTTATTAATCCTCGCTATTTAAGATCTATAAAAGACTTTACTAATGAATATTCTATACCTATAGAAAAATATCGCGACCAAGAGAAAATCGCTCAATTAAAAAGAGTGACCTCTCCTTTCCTGTTAAGAAGGCTAAAAACAGATAAATCGATTATTCAAGATTTACCAGAAAAGATTATAAATGAGCAGTTCGTCTATTTAACTAAAGAGCAGATTGCTCTTTATCAAAATGTCGTGAATAGTGCTTTAGAGCAGATAGCAGCTAGTGAAGGCATAGAGAGGAAAGGTAAAATATTTAAACTAATAACATCTCTGAAACAGTTATGTAATCACCCTAGTAACTATACTAAGCAAGAGGATTATGATTTTAACCTTTCAGGTAAAGCGATTAAGCTAATAGATATTCTTAGAGAAATATTAATTAGTAGAGAGAAGGCTTTAATTTTTACTCAATATACTGAAATGGGAGATATTTTATCTAAGATGATTCAGTCAGAGCTAGGCTCAGAGGCTCTTTTCTATCAAGGCTCTTTAGATAGAAAACGAAAAGATGCAATGGTAGAAGAGTTTCAGAATGGTTATACGAAAAAGATTATGATTATTTCACTGAAAGCTGGTGGTACAGGCTTAAATTTAACTGCGGCGAATCATGTCATCCATTATGATCTGTGGTGGAACCCTGCTGTAGAGAACCAAGCGACTGATAGAGCTTTTAGAATAGGGCAGAAAAAGAATGTCATGGTGCATAGGCTAATTAGCATGGGGACTTTTGAAGAGAAAATTAATGATTTGCTGAAAGCTAAGCAGCAATTGGCTGATTTGAGCGTTTCAGTGGGGGAGAATTGGATTACGGAGATGTCGAATGAGGAGCTTCGGGGGGTTTTTGGTTTATAGGTTTTATGTATCTTTGATCGTGAAAAATTCCAGTAAAAACCCTGAATTAAAGTTTTAAGCTTGAAAAATGCTGATTTTTTGTATAAGATGATCTTAAAGTGGGAAGAAGGAAGATATGTTAATAGAATTTAGTGTTAGTAATTTTAGATCTGTAAAAGAAAAAATTACTTTTTCTATGCTTGCAGAAGATTCTTCTACGAAAAAGGATGAATCTAGTTTTAAGACTAGCTTTAACATGGCTCCTGATTTATCGACTCTTTCTGTAATTTATGGTCCTAATGCTTCAGGAAAGTCGAATCTATTAATGGCTTTAGATTTTGTCACTAGTTTTGTGCTTAACTCTCATAAAATGCAAGATGGGGATCATTTTGAAGATTTAAAACAGTTTAAATTAGGTAAAGAAGAAGCTCTTTCTGAGTTTGAGGTGGTTTTTATTCAGGAAAATTTTCTTTTCCAGTATGGCTTTTCTCTAGATAAAGAAAAAATATATGATGAATGGCTCTATGCTACTGAGTTCAGAAATACTAAACAAAAATCCCAAACTTGGATCAGTCGTAGTGAAGGAAAAATAGGTATTCCAAAAGAGAAAGAGGCTACTAAAAATTTATGGTTCAAATCTACTCGTAGTAATGCTTTAATCTTGTCTACCGCAGTTCAGCTAAATTCAGAAAAACTTAGAATTCCTTTTGACTGGTTTAAAAAGAGATTAAGAGTAGTACTGACACCGGAAAGCTATTCACTGACGTTTTTAAATCTAACGTTTGCTCGAAATCTTTTGGAGGAAAACAAGAATACCATCTTAAAATTTATGCAAGGGCTTGATTTTTCTTTTGAAGACTTAGAAACAACTGAACATCTTTTTGATGAGGGGGTTTTAGAGAATAGCCCATTTTCAGATGAACTAAAGAAAAAAATAATAGAAGCCATAAAAAAAGATGGGGGTAAAACTCAAGAATTAAAAAGTGTTTATAGACTTGGTAAAAAGAGTTATAAACTTGGTTTTGAAGAAGAGTCAAAAGGTACACGTGCTCTTTTTGCTATGGCTGGACCTATTTTAGATGTTCTTGAGAATGGTTATGTATTAGTGGTGGATGAATTAGATACTTCTCTACATCCTTTGGCTTTAAGGGGGGTAATAGAGCTTTTTAAAAATCCTAAAACTAATCCTAAGCATGCACAGCTAATTTTTACTACTCATGATACTAGTGTTATGGATTTATTTAATCGAGAGCAGGTTTGGCTAGTGGAGAAAAATAATGATTATGCCAGTGAACTGATTTCGGTTAGTGATTTTGAGGGTAGGTCTACGGACATTATAGAGAAAAAATATATGGCTGGGCGTTATGGAGCTTTACCTAGAATTGGAGATTTAATTTAGTGAGCAGGAAAGCCAAGACGGATTTTCGGCGAGGTCGTAAATCTCCAAAGCCAGAAAAACCTAGGATACTTATAGTATGTGAGGATCAGAAATATTCTGTTAAATATTTGGAAGATTTATGTAGAGATTTAAGAATAAATTCTTTAGTGAAAGTTACAGGAGAGTCTGGAAGTGCTCCACAGAGCGTTGTTGACTATGCTTGCGAACTGACTCTAGATGCAAGAAAGAAAGATACGAGTAAAGATTATGCTTATGATGCTGTGTATTGTGTGATTGACAAAG